TCCGACCCACTCGACAGCGTAGAACTAGCCGACGTTTCCATTATCAGCAACCGCAAACGGCGGTTCAGAATCGCCTCGCCACGGTTGATGAAATTCGGCAATTCAGCCGTCAGGTCAGACCGTGCTAGATCCGCCGCAACAGCCGTTTGCAGGTTGGTGTAGGTCGTTGGGATCGTCATTTGGTAGCCTTCTTACCCGCCCGCTTCTTTGGCTTTTCCGCTATACCCCACGCCGCAGCCTTGGTGTCATGCCAGCCGTTGGGAATTTTGGCTTTGCCGTCGATATTAGCTACCTTAATTTTGCCAACCGGAGTGCCAACACCCTTGAAAATTCGCATTGATATCTCCCCGCTTGTGAGGGTTGATGGGGCGGGGTTACACAACCCCGCCCCCCCAATTACCGATATACCTCGGTTAGTTCATTCCGATACGGCAAGCCAACTGAGGCCGAATGGCTTTGTAGCCATAAAGCACATCAATGCGGCAGGGGAATTTGTCGTTCGAGATGTCATAGTCTCTCACAATTCTCATGCTGATCCCGTCAAGCACCTGACGCGAACAGAAGTCAACGCCGCTGGGCTTGATGAGGTCGGCAGTCGCAAACGCGAACGCATCCTTGTGATACGCCAGCGACACGGCGTAATCGGCAGATGCAGCGATAGCCGTGCTGCGGTCGCTTTCCAGCTTACTGAGCGCCGCGTTGTTGGCTGGCATCGCATCGACATTCTGCCGCGCACCGGAGGAATACAACGCCGGTGTGAACTCAATCAACACTGTCGAAGAGCCCTCATCGTTGGTGCAAGTGAACGGCTGAAGCTTGCCGGTCGATGCCTTGGTCTCAGGATGCACGCTGTTAACAGAAGCGAAATAGAAGATATCGCCCTCTTTCCAGGTTCCGGCGCCAGTGTCCACCGCGATAGACACCGACCCCTCGGCAATGGTGCCAGCGTCGTTGACTAGATAATCACCAGTGCCGTCATCGCTCCCAGTCGTGTGGGTCGGAAGCAAAGTCGATTCAGAAATCGACTGAAAACCAAGCGAGTTGGACGCAATTCTGCCCTCACGGTAGTTTTTGCTGACCTTGCTCTGGTCGTTGAAGAGTCCCTTGAGCGCATCAACTAAGTCCACCGTCATCTGGGTATTCAGGAGCAACGCCCGGCTGTCGTAAGGGGCCAGGCTGTCCGTCAAAACCTTCGATGATTCCAAAACATCGGAGGCAGTGATAGTCGCACCGACGTCACTCACCTCCTGGTACACCTGCTTGTACATCCCGATGGCGTCGTTCTCAATATTCGCCGCCAGGACCGACATGGCCGGTTTCAGCAACCGCTCGCTGAAATCATCCATTTCCATCGTCAATTCCGCCGAAGTGAAATTGATGTCCACGCCCTTCTGCGTAGCGACCTGCATGGTGACCGACGTTTCGGTGATGTCCTGAGCTGATAAAGAGGCTCCGCTCCGAACAGTGAACTGAGTTGGGGTGCGAATTTTCAGGCTGTCGCCAATTTTCGCACCGCTTTTGGCATAGCTGTCGTCATACTGACGGTTGATCGAACCGACAAACCGAAGCTGCTGGTGAAGGATTCGTAATGCCTCCCGCGTGACAGCGGTCGGCGTGAGAATAGAATTAGCCATGATGTGGTCTTCCGATTAGGGTTGATGATCGGTCACGGGCTGCGTGCCGCGAACCGTTTCTGGATGCCTTTCTCACGCCAATCCACCCATTCCTCCGGCGTCATATCGTCGGGGTTTTTCCTGGCGCCCTGTCGGCTGCCTTTGACCTTGACGGCGGGCTTGGCCGGTTGCGCCTTGGTTTTGCGGGTAGTCTTGTTCGCGAGTTTCGCCTGATGTTGATGCCAGGAATGTGCGTCCCGTAGAATTTCGAGCGACGGCTTGTCCATCGTCGTCCGAATTTGCTGCTCTGGAACACCCTTGCTAATGGCGTACTGCGCCATTTCCTCTTCCAGTTCATCATTCCAGTCGGAATGTTTAGCTTGCAGTTCCGAACGAACTCTCGCACCTTCCTTGGCGGCGTATTCCCGCTGGCCGATGTTAAGTTGCTCGGTTTTCTGAGCCAATGCGGCGTTTGCTTGATCACGATGTCGCCGTAATTCATCGCGTTGTAGCGAAAGCTTCTGCGCCTCCACCGGGTCTGCGTCCGCCAGTTCCATCCAATCAACTTGATCATATTGGGCGAGTTGCTGGTCCATTGCATGAATGCCCGCAGCATCCTGAAACTGCGCTTCGCGGATCTGGGCGGAGCGTTGCATATGCTGCGCCTGGGCCTCAAATTGCTTGCGTTCCGCTGCGAGCGTCTGGGTTTTTTGAGTGTAATCACCCCGCATTAACACGCCGTCTTTCAGCGCAGCGGGCACTTCGTACTCCACCCCATCGAATTCGACGGTCACGAACTCGGGGTCACCGTCACCGGCTTCCTCATCCGCATCGCCTCCTGCCGCTTCTCCAGCGGCGTCATTTTCAGCTTCCGCATCATCCGCGTTGTCCGATTTCTCGGGCGCATCATCGTCGGCGGCTTCAACGGGTTCCGCCTCATCAGCGAAATTATCCGTGTCTGACATCTGTGGGGCTCCCTTTCATAGTTACAGATTGATGAGCGAACTCATCGCGGCGAGCCTGTTTCCAGGCCCATTACTCTGCGGCGACGGCTGTTTTGGTGTGCGCTGGCCCAGTATCGCGGGCTTGTAGCGGCTGCGTGTTTCAGCCGGTACACCAATGCTAAGAAAGTTCCCTAGCACAAACCCGGCCCGCCTGTCCACCACTTCAATAAACCTCCGTCTCGGTCATCTGCGCGTTGCCCAGGTTATCCCGTGCAACCTCGACTCGCCGTTCCTGCATTGGCTCCGGCGGTTGGTTCATTTTAGCCAGAGCATCAAACTCACGCTGCTTCGCCTCGGCAATATCCTTCCGTGCCTCGGCCTCGGCGGCAAACCGGTCAGTCTCCGCCTTGAATTTTTCAATATCCACCTTAGCAACGTCGGCCTGGGCTTTCATCTGGTCGATTTTTAGTTTCTCGGCCTCAATAGCCTTGCTGGCCTTGAGGGCTTCAAGCTCCTGGCCCATCTGTTGATAAGCTTTCAGCCCTTCCTGCATTTGCTGTTGCATGGCTAACACCTGCGGATCGGGGCCATCTTCCTCGCCCTGTAGGTTGGGCGGCAGCAGCGTCTTGAGCCGCTTGGCAATTTCATCGGCTCGCGGCCAGTCCAAGCTGTCGGCCAGAATGTCGCCCATTATCGGCGCGGCCTGGGGGAACGCCCGCACCATTTCAATCATCTGGTTGGCGGCTTCCTCGCGGCGCGTGGTGAACGATGGCCCGGCCTTGACCGTGACATCGTATTTGCCCACCGTCAGGTCATAAGCCTTGGTCACGGGCTGGCCCTGCTCGTCGAGTTGCGGTTGGCCTTGAATCATCTGCGGGATGGGCTGGTTGATCGGCACGTTCTCTGGCGTTTCATCCTCGCCCATAATCCGCATTATTCGCGGTTCAGAGTAAATATGCGGGATCAGGTCCAGCACGATCAGACCGCCATGACGAATAGCCCGCGTCATGTTGTCCTGAAAATGGAAGGTCGAAATATCGCCTTCACGCTGCCGGGCTTTGATCGCCACGCCGGACGTTTCATTCGACCGGGCGCCCAGGCTGGCATCGTAAAGACCCATCGTGTTTTTCATATCGTCGCTGGCGTTCAACGCTTCCTGCAACGCCCCGGCGGGGACGCCAGCAAATGGCTGACGCTGGGGCGGTATCTGGCCCGAATATTCAAGGTACGCGTGGCTCTGAGTGTTAGCCGTCGCCCAGCGGGGATCGTCGTCAAACGCGCCCTCTGGCCCGATAAACGGCGCTTTTGGAGCAAGGGCCACTAGTTCCGTCGCTGCCGTGCGCCAGTAGTTATACATCCTCTGGCTGTCTTTCGCGAAGTGGATCAGACTCTGGAAATATCGCCGCCCTTCCACGTTCACCTCATCGCCGTAGACCGGGACGATTGGGATATATCGTCCGACCCATTCCGTTGTTTCGAGCACCTCGGCGCCGGTGATTAAGTGCTGAACGACCTTGTGGCTCGGCACCTGTCGATCGGCCTCGACCGTAATCCCGGCCTGGGCGAAAAATTCCTGATTAGGGGAAAAGTCATCCTCATACATGACCTCGCCACTAGACAGCCTCAGAAGCGTCCGCGTTATCTCATCCCGAACCCAGTACTCCGCCAGCCTGACGCCATCGCTTTCAAACCACAAACGGGCATTATCATCGGCCCGAAGCGCCTCCCAGTCCACGGCTTCCGCGTCGGGATACTCAGCCTCAAATAAGTCTTTCCGCATCATTTCGGTGACGAACGCCACGTTCCAGTCGCTGCTATCCGCCGCCGTGCTGGCCGGATCACCGTAGACCGTCAGCGGATTGGCAATGCGATTAATTACAATATCCTGTTCAAAACTGTCATCGCGGGCGTATTCAATGTCGATCCGAAAATAACCGAACCCATTTGAAACGGCGCTATCAATGGCGGTGTCATAGGCGATGTCGGCTTTCGACTGGACCTCAATATTCCGAATGATACCGTTGAGAATTTCGGCGGTTTCAGGATCACCTTTATCGTCCACGGGATGAACTTTGATGCTGGGCTTGTTCAGCCGGGCATCATTGACAATCTGCCGAATGAACGTCGGCATCCGGTTCACGGTCAGGCTGGGCCTGCCTTCCTGACTCCGCTGCTCCTTATCGACCTCCTCCCACTGTTCGCCCATCCGACCAAACTTCAGATCGGCCAGCGCGTTCTCGCGGTTGTCGCTCTCATTCTCATCGCACCGCTCAAAGGCGGCTTTGGCTTCTTCGATGATGTCGTCGTCGTCAGCCATTTAGTTCATCCATGTTCCTGGCCGTGGGCGCTCATGCCGCTTGGCTGTCTTTTTGACCAACTTGGGGAATAACTCAGTGAACGCCCACACCAGCGCATCGACCCGGTCGGGTGACCCCTTGCCCTCATACCCGCCAGCGGTCATCAGGCACATTTGCGCCTCTAGCTCGGGGAATGACCCGGCATGGCTTATCTGGCCCAGGTGATACAGCGCCGAAACCGGCTCGGCCCTAACGTGCTTGCCCCTGGTGGCCGTGACCTCCACGATCTTGATGTTGGGACGCACCGTCCGCAGGGTGTGGCGGCACATATCACCGCCCTGGTTCCGTTCGATCACTATGGCGTCGGCATCATGCAGATCGTAGGCCGCTATCGCCCGCCCGGCCCATTTCTGCGGCGGACCCTTGCAGGTAACATCGTCCAGCACATAGCCGCGCCGGTCGTCGCCCAGGCCCGCTACGATGATGCCGTGTTCGTCGGCCCCGGCTTCGCTTGACACGGCTGGGTCAACGCTGACCAGCACACGCCCCATTTCTGGAGGGTCAGCAATCCGGTGATCGTGTATGTTTTGTCTATCCCAGATCGCTCCAATAGCCTGCGGTTCGTATGCTCCGAGCCAAATGTGGCCGAATCTGCCGGGGTTGTTTTCTCGGTCATGGGCCATTTCCGCCGTTAGTTCGTCGGGAAAAAACGGATTATCGTCGTAATTAACTTCCCGAATGATAGCGTCGTCGGGCGGGTTCATGCCCCTAAACCGCTGGTCGATGGGGTCAGACTGGTGGCGTGGGTTCCACGATGCCCATATTTCGCTGCCCGGTGTTCTGATCGTCGGTATTAATATCTCGATGGAACGGCTAGAAATTGTCTGTGCTTCCTCGATCCAACATAGGTCAATTTTTTCGTAACTTTTTATCTGGTCTGCCGTCAGGTTGCCCAGCCCAGAAAATATAAACTGGCTTCCATTGGTGCCGGTGATGTTGTCGCGGGTGCTGGTGAAGAACGCCCCTAGTCCCAAGTCGTCAATTTTGTCATCCAGCAATTGCTTGACGCTATCCTTGATCGACCGCTGGACTTCGCGGCAGCACAGAATGCGTATCTTGCGCTGCCCGGCCAGCAATAACAGGCTGGTGGCGAAACTGTGCGACTTGCCGCTGCCGCGCCCGCCATAAAAGGCTTTGTACCTGTGCGGCTGCATTAGGTCGGTAAAGGGTTCTGGTATCTGTACCCGTTCAAGCATTTTTCTTGGCCTTGACGTATTCGACCGCGAACCCGATAGGCCCGCCGCCTTCGCCGGTATGTTCGACAGGCGGTTCCTTCCAGCGGGCGCGGGTCTTCAGCCAGAAGATTTGGGCGCTGACGTTTCCGGCCCTGGCTTGGTTGAACAGGAAGCCTGCCACATGGGCATTTGCCTTAGCCACGCCGTCGTCCAGTTCTGTGCGGTAATGCTTGATCAGGGTTGGCCTGCTGACGCCCACCACCAGGGCGATGTCTTCGCCGGGGATGCCAAAGCCAGCCAGCCGCCGCACTTCCTCGCGGCTATCGTCGGTTGGCTTATGGCCCTTTGGGCCGGGTTTGGCCTTCATAGTGTTAAGAATTCCCCACAAAAAAGAGCCGCAAGCGTCACACCTGCGGCCCAGTACAGGGAGGGTGCAGGTTGCCGTTAGATAACCTGCGGATGGATGTTAGCTAGATGTTGTGGTTATGTCAATAGCGGGCACAAGCCTGCGGTATTCCCTAGATTTCCCAGAAAGGGTGGGGTTACTGGGAACCGTTCATGGCGTTCCATCCGCTTCCATTATCACCCTGCCCAGCATTTCGACCACCTGGGGGACTACGGCATTGCCTAGCGATCTAAGTCTGTCCACCCTTCGGGGAACCCCATTAGCCACTCGACCCACTGGGGGTTCAGGGCTCCACCGGCTATCGCATTCAGCGGCGGCGTGTTCCTGTCCGCTTGGCTTGGCCCGCCGTTGTTGCTGGCGTCCTGGACTGTTGGCGTCGGAAACATCTTCACCGCCACATTCAACGGCAATTGAAGGTCTTGCCCTTTCTTCGCAAATTCCGCCTGACGTTCCTCCTGGGCATGGCGGTAGCTGGTTTCCACTGTGTAGGCTTCCGCCCTGTCGATGCTTCGCCTTGTGGCCCAACCCTTGTAATGGTTGTTGGGTCCGCCAGGTGTCGCGTCGTAGGCTACCATCATGGGCAACAATCCAGACCCTATCCCTTCGATGTTGGGCATCGACGGCGCAAGCTGGAATAACAAGCGGCCAGCAGGTGTAGCCTTCGCCTTCCAGGTCAGATAGCACTTGGTCGAGGCCCATGCTGATATGCCCAGCAACGTTTTCAGCAAGCATCCAACGGGGCCGGAGGGTAGCCACGAGCCGATACATTTCCAGCCAGAGGTGGCGGTCATCTTCCTTGCCTCCGCGCTTCCCGGCTGTAGAAAATGGCTGGCAGGGGTATCCTCCGCAAATAAGGTCAACAAGTCCAATTGCATTTCCGTCAAGCTCCTTGATGTCTGGGAATATTGGGACGTTGGGCCAGTGCTTTGCCAGGACTTGCTGGCAGAATTTATCCATTTCACAGAATGCGACGGTTTCCATACCTGCCCGTTCCAGGCCCAGGCTGAAGCCGCCTATGCCACTGAACAGGTCCAACACCTTCATGGCGTCCCCTCGCAAATGGTTTCGCCGCGCAGATGGTGTACGGCTATCCGCTTCAGGTGGTCGGATGCGCTGGCTAGGGTGTAGCCGTTCTGTTCCAGCGACAGTTCCACCTTTTCCCGCCCCACTCGGTCGATCTCGGCCTCTAGGGTTTCGTCGGTCATGCCGTCCCCACAGTCTGCCCGATGGTGTCGTCGTCCACGGTACTAAATGCGGCTAGGGTCTGGCGCAATTGGCGCATATTGGTATCCAGGGCTTGCTGATCGCCGCCGCAGGTTTCCAGGGCCACCTGGGCTGCGATACAGGCTAGGGCCACCGCTACCATTTGCGGGGTGCAGTGCCAGTCCAGTTGTTCGTTAACCCAGTCGCCCAGTTCGTCGGCCATACGGTCCATTTCGGCCTGGTGTTCGCATATGTCGCACATGGCTATTCCTCCACCAGTTTGATATTCGCCTGGGCAATTGCCTTGGTCATGGCGTCGGCCAACCCCTTTTGCTTTGCCTCCCGGCGCGGGGCTTCCAGCACCCGAACGTCAGCCATGC